GATTTCAGAGCCCCCGGAGCCTCGACTTTGCTTTCATGTTTGTGCAACCATTCCTGCCGGAGCGCCGGAGAACTGCTGCCGAACGCCGCCGGCCCGATCATCGTCGTCTTCGTCCTGGGCATCCCCGGGGCGATCTTCGGCGAGGCCGGCGTCAAGACCTACAAGGTCACGGGGCTGGAGGTGCACGCGTCGATCCAGAAGTTCCCGGCCTCCGTGATGAACACCGCGCAGGTGCGCATCGGCGGGCTGAACTGGAGCCTCATCAACACGCTCTGCACGCTCGGCACGCTGCGTCTCGCCGACCTGCGCAGCAACGCCATCCTGCTCGCGGCCGGCGACGAGGACGGCGTGTCGGAAATCTACCGCGGCACCATCTGGGAGTCGTATCCGCAGATGGACGCGCTGCCGAACGCGATGCTCGTCGTGCAGTCGCAGACCGCGTTCGTCGACCAGCTCAAGCCGATCGAGCCGCTGTCGTTCATCGACCAGACCGACGCCGTGGTCATCATGCAGCAGATCGCCAAGAACGCCGGCTACGCGTTCGAGAACGCCGGCGTGCCGCCGACCATGCTGACCGACCAGTACCTCCAGGGCACCGCGATCATGCAGGCCGACCTCGTCGCCGAGGCCGGCAACTTCTCGTACACGGTCGACGACGGGCGGATGGTCATCTTCCCGCACTACGGCTCGCCGCGGCAGGGGCCGATGGCGCTGATCTCGCCGAAGACCGGCATGGTCGGCTACCCGGCCTTCCATTCCGCGGCGCACGTGCGGGTGCGCACCATGTTCAACAAGGACATCCGCGTGCTCGGGCACGTGCGGGTCGAGAGCGACGTGCGGATGGCGACCGGCGAATGGCGCGTGATGGAGCTGCACCACGAGCTGGAGACCGAGACGGCGGGCGGCCAGTGGTTCACCTCGCTCGGCCTCGACAAGATCGGCGTCGCGTCGTGAGCGGCTCGAAGTCATACGCCGGCATGGCGACGCCGTTCGACCTCGGCGGCGACTTCTCGCAGATCAAGTTCGCGATCAAGCAGCTCCAGAACAGGAACGCGACGACGACGCTGGTGCAGGTCGTGTCGGTGACGACCAACGGCGAGGTCGGGCCGGTCGGCTTCGTCAGCGTCCGCCCGATGGTCCATCAGGTCGACGGCAACGGCCAGCCGATGCCGCACGGCGTGCTGCACAACCTGCCGTACCTGCGCGCGCAGGGCGGCGACGCGGCGGTCATCATGGACCCGAAGGTCGGCGACATCGGCATCGCGACCTTCGCCAGCCACGACATCTCGTCGGTGAAGCGCACGCGCAAGGCGTCGCTGCCCGGCTCGCGCCGGCGGTTCAGCATGTCGGACGGCCTCTACCACGGCGGCGTGCTCAACGGCGCGCCGCAGCACTACATCCGCTTCCACCCGAACGGCATCGAGATCGGCACGCCGTTCGACCTGACGATCACCGCGCGCAACTTCGCCATCGACGCCACGGGCAATGCGGTTATGAAGGGGACCGTGACGATCAACTCGGCCGACGCGGCGACGACGATCAACCTCGCGACGCACCACCACCTCGGCGTCGTGCCGGGCGGCGGCGAGAGCGGACAACCCAAGCCGGGGACATGAACATGGCGCACTTCCCCAGGGACGCAGCCTACGATGCCGGCGACGGGGCAGATCACCAGCACGCTGTCGCTGCGCATTCATTGCCCGAAGGCCTGCACCAACCCGCGACGCCGCTGACCAACGAGCAGGTCGGCGCGTTCTCGGCCGATCCGAGCGCAACCTTCACCGGCAACATCGCGCCGACCGGCTGGCAGTTCTGCGTCGCCAGCATCTCCGCCGACGGCGCGGTCTCGATCGACTGGGAGGTGGTCGAGCGCGTGCTCGCCAGCGAGCGGACCGACGGCATGGCGAAGGCCATCGCGCGGCTGCTCGTCGCGGCGCGCGAGCGCGGCCGGATCGACGTCGCGATGCGCGGGCTGTGAGCGGCACCACCTCGGTCCCGCAGCCCTACCTCGGCGACGCCGGCTTCGTCGCGCCGTCCGAGCCGGACGTGCTGGCCGGCGTGCAGGCCGACATCAACGCGGCGTTCGGCGGCAGGCTCAACCAGGCGCTCGAGACGCCGCAGGGCCAGCTCGCGTCGAGCCTGGCAGCGATCATCGGCGACAAGGACGCGCAGTTCCTCGCGCTGGCGAACGGCGTCGACCCGGCGTACGCCTCGGGCCGGATGCAGGACGCCATCGGCCGCATCTACTTCCTCTCGCGCATGCCGGCCGAGCCGACCACGGCGCAGGCGACCTGCACCGGCCTGCCGGGCGTCGTGATCCCGACCGGCGCGCTCGCCGCGGCGCAGGACGGCACGCTGTTCGAGTGCAGCGAGGGCGGCGTCATCGGCGCGTCCGGCACCGTCGTGCTGCCGTTCGCCGCGACCGTCACCGGGCCCATCGCGTGCCCCGCCGGATCGCTGTCGATCGTCTATCAGGCGATCCCCGGCTGGGACCTAATCTCGAACGCCGCCGACGCGGTGGTCGGCAACGACGTCGAGAGCCGCGCCGCGTTCGAGCAACGCCGCTTCGCCTCCGTGTCGGTCAACGCGCAGGCCACGGTGCAGAGCATCCAGGCGGCGGTGCTCAACGTGCCGAACGTGCTCGACGCCTACACCACCGAGAACTCCACCGGATCGCCCGTCGTGTCCGACGGCGTCACCATCCCCGCGCATTCGATGTACTGTTGCGTGGCGGGAGGCGATCCGCAGGCGGTCGCGCAGGCGATCTGGTCGAAGAAGCCGCCGGGCTGCGGCATGGCGGGCAACCACACCGAGACCGTGTACGACCAGAACTCCGGTTACGGCGCGCCGCTGCCGTCCTACTCGATCACGTTCCAGATCGCCGCGAGCCAGACCTTCGTCGTCGGCGTCAGCCTGCGCAACAACCCCTCGGTGCCGGGCAACGTGCAGCAGCTCGTGGCGAACGCCGTGCTCGCCGCGTTCAACGGCCTCGACGGCGGCACGCGCGCGCGGATCGGCGCCGAGCTGTTCGCCTCGCGGTTCTACGCGGGCGTCGCCGCGCTCGGGCCGTGGTGCGAGATACTCGCCATCCAGATCGGCAGCACCGCCGCCCCCGCGGCGGCCTTCACCGCCGCCATCGCCGGCACCGTCATGACGGTCAGCGCGGTCGCCTCGGGCACGCTGGCGGTCGGGCAGACCGTGGTCGCGCCCGGCGTCGCGGACGGCGTGCGGATCGTCTCGCTCGGCACCGGCACGGGCGGCACCGGCACCTACAACGTCGCCATCGCGCAGACCGTCGCCAGCGAGGCGATGCAGGCGCTCGCGGCCGGGCTGAACAGCGTCGCGGTCGGCATCGCCCACGTTCCAGTTTTAGGGGCTGCGAACGTCGTCGTGAGCCTCATCTGAGATGACGCCATCTGCGCCCTTGACGGATATCGTGGATGGTCGCGGTCGCTACCCCGAACAGGGCGGCAGCGGCCGGAGCGGTCTCATGGCGGCCGAGGATGTAGAGCACGTCGTCTTCGCTCAGGATTGCCATCCCATGCCGCTCGCCGAAGGCTTGTCGGCTCTTGCTGACCATGTCGGCTTGGTTCTCAGCCTGCGATCCGACGAACAGGTGGATCGGATAACAGCAGGGACGCACGTCGCACGAATGCCGGACGATCTGTCCGCGCTTCCCGCCAATCACCTCTCGGCCGCTGAACCGCGCGGCCATGACGTGGGCGTTCTCCATCCGGCCGTTCCACCAGAACTGGCCGTATCCGTTGGGGATGAGGACCCCGGTCCAGAGCCAGCATCCGGTCGCGTCGGGTGCGATCTTGTCGAGGAACCTCTGCGGCGCGAGAGGCAGAACCTTTCGTATATCGGCGAGCGTCACTGACATGCAAAACCCCGACCCGACCGTAATCAGTCAATACGATGCGTCACCGACTATCACTCTTCTGATCGAGGCATTCAACCAGTGGATTGATCCGACCAAGAACATCAATGATTTCTATGACTTGATGTGGAATATCGACACCGCTGTTGGCTGGGGCTTGGACGCGTGGGGCCGCATCCTCGGCATCGGCCGCGTCATCGCGGTCGCCACCGGCAAGTACTGGGGCTACGACGAGGCGACCACGGTGTCGGCCGACCCGTACGGGCAGTCGCCGTTCTACTCGGGCCAGAAGCTCACGCAGAACGTCATCCTCGACGACACCGGCTACCGCACGCTGCTGCTGGCGAAGGCGGCGGCGAACATCTGCGACGGCAGCATCCCCGGCATCAACAACATCCTGCTGATGCTCTGGCCGCGCCGCGGCAACGTGTACGTCGTCGACGGCCGCGACATGACGATGCAGTACAAGTTCGAGTTCCAGATGACCCCGCTCGACGTCAGCATCGCGCAGGCGTCCGGCATCCTGCCGAAGCCGGCCGGCGTGTCGGCGACGGTGGCGCAGGAGCTGCACACCTCGACGCCGTGGGACGGCGGCGGGACCGTCCGGCTTGAAGTCGCTGATAATCCGTCCGAGATCGGACCGCAGGATCTGGTGATCGGGACGATGAAGGCGCAGGACTGGCCTGCCGGCCTCACTACGCTGACCCCGCTGATCGGGCCGCAAACGGCGCTATTGCCGCCCATCAACGGCATCCCATGGTGGTATTTC